CATTGATCCCGGTGATGACGGAGCCACGCAAGGGCTTGGTCTTTCTGCGGATGAGATCGATTACCTGTTGCAGAATGACATCATCCGAGTTGCACAAGAATTGCACGATGAATATCCATGGTTCGCTGGGCTAGATGATGTACGCAGGGATGCCATGGTCGATATTAGTTTCAACTTAGGGCAGACAAGATTGAGGGGGTTTAAGAATGCCCTGGCTGCTATGGGTGAAAGAGATTGGGAAGAAGCGAGCGAACAATTCATGGACAGTCGCTGGGCAGAACAGGTCGGTAACAGAGCAAACGAACTGGCGGAAATGATCCGTACAGGGGAGTATCAAGGCTAGTTATGGCATATAGAAACAGATTTTTAGATCAAGCTCGCATGGGCCTTCAGGGTGTCGGCGGCGGCATTATGGGTGGCCTTGGTCCAGACCCAAGGATGCAGGCGCAGATGCAGCAGGCGCAGATGTATCAGAGGGCTGTTCCACGTATGCCTGATCCACGGATGCAGCAGCAGGCTCAGATGCAGGCGCAGCAGGCGCGGTCGGCGATGCAGCAGGCGCAAGAAGCTGCGCAGATGCAGCCGCCACCGGCATACGGTGGTATGCGACAGCAAGGTGGCCTACGAGGACCGCAGGCGGATCTGATGAGACAAGCGCAGCCATTTCTAGGCCAAGGTTTAGGTGCAGCAGATCAACAACAACTTGCCGGCCCCACACGAATTGGGCAGCAACCCGGTCAAGCGACTGAACTAGGTGCTCCCGCATCTGATCCCGCTTGGGCTCCCGGAGGAAAATGGGGATCGCCGGGACAAGGTCTAGGTGGTTACCAACCGGGTCAAAGAGAAGAGCAGGCTCGCATTGAATCAGAGCCGATGGTGCGGGATCAGATGGTTCGAGAACCGGAAGGCACCTTTCAGGATAGATTAAGGAATTTAGGAGGCGGTCTTGGTGGCGGCAATATGGTGCGAGATATGCGGCACCGACCAGAGCCTCCTACGATGCCCGGTGGATACGGCTCGATTCCAAGAGATACTGGTTTTGCCTCCATTCAAGGGGGCACTGACCGATGGGGTAATTTACATGGGTCTCAAGACTACCACTACGGTAGAGGCCCAACCCCCGGAGGACCGGGCAAAGGACGACAGCAGCCATCGCCATGGGGCGGAGGTTTTGGAGGAGGTTTCGGCGGAGGATGGGGACAACCACAGCCTTCTCCGTGGGGCGGAGGTTTTGGTGGAGGACCGGGTAAAGGACGACCGCCACCGTTTAGGCCACCGGGTAGATTTCCTGGAGGACCGGGTAAGGGTGGTGGAGGTGGATGGTCACCGGGACCAATGCCGGGACGCTCATACACCCAGCCATCGATCCCCTGGAATTACGGACAAACGAACTACACACCGGGGCGTTTTGGCGGCTATGGCGTTCCTTCAGGGATGGGTGATGTCTTGAATCCACCACGGGCTTACCCGCAGCCGCAACCCGGACCGGGGCCATTACCTGGACCACAGCCGCAGCCCGGACCCCAACCACAGCCAGGACCGCAGCCGCAGCCGGGACCACAACCAGGACCGGGACCACAACCGGGGCCAGGACCGGGGCCATTGCCGGGACCGGAAAGACCTTATCCGGGTGGACCGGGCAAAGGGGCATCTACGCGGCCTTCGGTCATGGGCAGAGGCATTACTTACAGAGGTTCGCCGGGTAAAGCCAGCGGCGGCATTGTTTCGGCTTATCGACAGCGATAACTATGCCTCTTCGTAAGCTGCAATTTCAGCCGGGTGTTAATAAAGAAGGCACGGAATACACTGCCGACTCGGGCTGGTATGACTCCGATAAGGTGCGTTTCAGAAAGGGTCGCCCTGAAAAGATAGGCGGCTGGGAAAAGTATTCTGAATCAAGCTTTCTTGGTGTGTGCCGCTCGATCCATGATTGGGCGTCATTAGCATCAAACAAGTATTTGGCGTTAGGTACGCATTTAAAGCTCTATGTAGCTGAAGGTACTAGCTTTAATGACATCACCCCGCTCAGAGCCACGACCTCAGCGGGGGATGTCACCTTTGCAGCCACCAACGGATCGTCCACGATCACGGCCACAGATACGGCACACGGAGCAGTGCCTAATGATTTTGTGACGTTCTCAGGGGCAGCGACTCTTGGCGGCTTGGTGACTGCCGATGTGCTTAATCAGGAATATCAGATCGCGACGGTTCCAAGTGCCAACACCTACACGTTTGCTGCCAAAGACACATCAGGAAACGCGGTCACAGCGAACAGTAGTGACAGCGGCAATGGCGGCTCAAGTGTGGTGGGCGCATATCAGATTAATACCGGCCTGAACACCTACATTGATGGTACAGGCTGGGGATCAAATGCGTGGGGATCTGGTGCATTCGGCACATCTGCCGCGCTTTCCAGTGGTAACCAGCTACGGCTATACAGTCAGGATAATTTCGGTGAGGACTTAATCGCCAATGTACGCGGCGGTGGTTTGTATTACTGGGATTCAAGCGCAGGCACCTCGACCAGAGCGGTCAATGCGACGGCTCTTTCTGGTGCCTCTGACGTGCCGACGGTGGCGCTGCAGATGATGGTTTCCGACGTTGATCAGCATGTCATTTGTTTTGGTGTAAATACGCTTGGGGCAACAGCCGTTGATCCTTTGCTTGTGCGCTGGTCAGATCAGGAATCTGCAGCAGACTGGACACCGACGGCAACTAACACGGCTGGCGGTGTGCGGATTGGACAGGGATCGCAGATTATCGGGGCGTTACAGACCCGGCAGGAAATACTGATCTGGACAGACAGCAGTATTCATTCGATGCGGTTTGTTGGCTCGCCGTTTATTTTTCAATTTGCGCTGTTGAGCCACAACATTTCGATGATCTCGCCGAATGCAGCCGCTAATGCTCGTGGTTCGGTGTACTTTATGGACCGGGGCGGATTCTTTGTTTACAACGGCGCAGTACAGCCCGTGCCCTGTTCAGTGAAGGACTATGTGTTCTCGAACATCAACATCGGCCAAGCGTTTAAGGTGTTTGCGGCAACGAACGTGGATTTCTCTGAGGTCACTTGGTACTACCCGATAGGCACCGGCGATACTGAGATCACCAACTACGTCACCTTTAACTACGCAGAGAACTTATGGTCAGTAGGCACGTTGGTGCGTGGGGCGTGGATTGAGGCAGGTACACGGAATTATCCTTTTGCCAGTTCCATTATCACGTCCACCGATGCGAATTATCTGTATACCCACGAGACGGGGTATGACGATGACGGATCTGCCATGACGGCATACATTGAGTCAGGAGACGTTGAGCTGGATGAGGGCGGTAGATTCATGTTCCATAGCCGCATGATTCCTGACTTTGCGTTCAGTGGTGATACTGACGATGCCTCGATGAGCGTGACGCTCAAAGGTAAGGACTTTCCTTTGGATACTGCCACTACATTGGCAACGGCTACGGTAACGAATACGACCAAGCAAAATCATTTGCGCACGAGGGCGAGAGAGTCCATCGTCCGGCTGGAGAGTAGCGGCTTAGGATATGGCTGGCGTTTAGGTGATTTGCGTTTTGATATGAGACAGGACGGGAGACGTTAATGGCTTCAGTAAGAACAAATCCGCTGCCTTCCCCACCGGAAGAATACAGTGCTGAGAATGAACAGACGATGCGCAGGACGGTGGAGTTTGCTTTGCAGAACATTGAGACCGATGTGTTATTGGCGAAAACGCAGGGCGACAAGGATGGCTCGCTGGCGATCCGCCGGTTTCAATTCTTAACGATGGGAGCTTCATGACCGATGTAATCAAGGTACTTGGGCAGGTAGCGCCGTCTGCTACAACGGCCACCACCTTGTACACAGTTCCTAACTTGACTCAGACAACGATCAGTTCCTTGGTTGTCTGCAATAGAAGCGGTTCGGGAGTGACCTTTCGCGTTAGCGTGAGGGTTGCTGCCGCGAGTGCAGATAACAAACAGTATCTATTTTACGATAAATCTTTAGCCGCCAACTCCACTCAAACGGTGGTGATTGGCATGACGCTCAGTCAGACAGATGTGGTGACAGTTTATGGCAGCGATGGAAACCTTACTTTCAATCTGTTCGGCGTGGAGACCAGTTAATGAATAATCCTCCTCTCGAAGGTATTGCTAAGAACTTAGCCGGCTACGGCAGGTATGGTGATAGTCAGCTTGTGCATATGAACCCGGCTGAGGTCCAGGGCATTGCCTCGCTGGTTCCTGGCGGGAAGCTGACGACCAACCCTGTAACCGGACAGCCTGAAGCCTTTCTCCCTTTCTTGATCCCGTTAATCAGTCAGTTTGCTCCGGCTGCTTTTAGTGCTTTGGCAGCTCCTTTGGCTGGTGCTTCTGGGGTTGCCGGTGCAATAGGGACTGGCCTTTCTGCGCTCGGCTCTAATGCAGCACTCGGTAGTGCTGTGGCGTCTGGCGCAATGGAGGCTATTAGGACGGGAGACATTAAGCAGGGGCTTATGTCTGGGCTGACTAGCTTTGGTGTGGGCAAGGCGATGCAAGGTGCTTCGGAGGCGTTATCTCCCGGTGTACAAGAAGCGACACAAAATCTTGCTGGTGTAGAGGAAGGAATCGCTTCTAACCTTACGGATATAGGAAAGACAGAGAATCTTCTAATGGGGCTTACAGAGGGTACGCCTGAACATGCTGCCGCTCTTGAAAAACTTACCAATCTTCAAGGTAGTCGTGCTGGTTTAACTGCTGCAATAGATACAGGTAGTGGGTTAACGACGCCGTTAGAACTAGCACAGACAGGGGTGACGGATGCTAAGGCATTAGCGAGACAAAATGCCGGATCGTTGTTTAGGGAATCCCCTCTAGATTTTACCAAAGAGCTTGGGCAAGGCTTAATGAAGACTGAGTCTATGATTCCCATTGCCATCGGCGAAGGGCAGCGTGCCCAAATGGAGGCCGACGCAGAATTAGAGCGAATTGCCGCGCAAGATGAAGAGAGTAGACGGCAGGATTATTTAAGATCGCAGGGGCTTATGGAAGATGCCTTTGCAGAATTAGAGAGTGGCTACCCCGGTTACACACTGGCAGGCGGTGGCATTATTTCTCTCAACCCAAGCGACTATATGGCGAGGCGCAATGGCTTCGCTAAATTAGCGAATGAGCCTATTCAGATGCAGCAGGGCGGTCCAACAGTTCCGTCATTTAATTATAACTTCGGCCCCGGTGGGGCGGCTTCTCGTCAGGCAGCGATTCGTGGTTCGAGGGTTATTACCCCGGAAGAGTTGGCTTTAGAAGGACGGCCAGGCTTTGGCCCGGAGATTCAGTATTTCCGTGATCCTATTGTTGACGGTTCAGCTCCAGCGCCAACACCCGGCCCGACGCCTGGACCCGGCACTCCGGGTAAGGGCAACACTAATGTCAACTGGGATAACTTTGATAGGAGTAAGTTGCCAAAACCAATCCTTGATTGGATTGAAGGCTTAGAGCCTGGGTCTGAAGCTGGTGATGTGTTCGGTCCACCTGACGATACAGGGGCTGCTCCACCTGATGAGGTTCCTCCTCCGGCAAGTTCGCCATCAGTGGATCGTGTTGTCCCGCCGCCCCCTGTCTCAGCTCCAGGAACGACGCCAAGAGGTGAACCGCCTATACCCGTGGACGGCATGGAAATGCCTGGAGTACCACCGTCTGGTTCCATTGAAGATGTTATTGCTGATATTCAAGAACCCCCGCCTGTAGTGGCAACGCCTCCTCCGCCTACGCCTATTGTTCCTCCTTCTGCCTCGATTGAAGAGGTCATGGAGATTATCAACACGACACCTCCGCCAAGCGTGGCGGGTCCGGGAACTCCAGGCAAAGGAAATAATGCGGCAGGTATGCCACCGATTGTTCCACCTGCTCCACCAGCAGCACCGCCGCCTCCTCCGGCGGCGACTTTACCGCCGCCTCCAGAGGTTGCACCGCCACCTCCTCCGATGCCGCCACCTCCTCCACCCGTGGCAGCAGCTCCAGCAGAGCCTCCAATGGCGATGCCGCCACCTCCACCGCCGCCAATGCCTCCACCTGCGGCCATGCCTCCGCCTCCGGCTCCACCTGCTGCGGCAGCGCCGATGCCTCCTCCGCCGCCACCCATGCCGCCTCCATCTATGCCGCCCCCAATGATGGGGCCGCAACCGCCAATGATGGGACCGCCGTCAGGAGAGCCACCTATGGCTGTGCCTCCTGTGCCGCCGATGATGCCACCACCTGCCGCGCCACCAGCGCCTCCACCGCAGATGGCTCCTCCACCAGCACCTCCACCAGCACCTCCGGCTATGGCAGCACCGCCGCCGCCTCCACCGCCACCGATGCCGCCCCCAATGGCAGCACCGCCTGCGCCGCCGCCTATGGCTGGACCGATGCCTCCTCCACCCCCACCAATGCCTCCGCCTATGGCAGCACCACCGGCTCCGCCACCTATGGCTATGCCGCCTGCGCCTCCGCCTATGGCAGCACCGCCAATGGCTCCGCCGCAGATGGCTCCTCCCCCCATGGCTGGACCTCCCCCCATGGCTCCTCCTATGGCAGCACCTCCTTCACCCGTGGTAGCACCAACACCCACGCCAAGGATGCCTATAGCGCCTCCAAAGCCTGCAGGTATTGCCGCGCTGCCTGATGCGCCGAAAGCACCTCCTGGTACTGCCGGTGTCAAACCAGATACCGAAGAGAAGCCAGCAAGGAAAAAGCCGAAGGTAAATCCGACGGTAAGAAATATGATAGGTAGGAAGATCTTGCCTCCAAACTTTATGGATCAGTATGAGCAGGCCGACCTCTTTAAAAGAAAGCGTATGGAGACATGGCTGAAGCGGCAACCAAACAAGCCAACGGATCGTCGTCGCCGGAAGAAGCCTTCGGAGGTGAGAGGAAGAGGTCCGGGAATGGCTGAAGGCGGCATGATCGATCCATCGGCTGATCCGGCAACATTGCTGATTGAGCAGACGATGATGGCCGTACTGGGACAACTCCCAGAGGAAGAGGC